TTAAGAACATATTGAACTGAGTTTTCTATGCCATCAGAAATCATGTCATCTTTGAACATGTAATTCACAAAATTCGGTTTGAATGATAGGTGAGTAGCAATTTTCAGAAAACACTCTCCGATGTAATTCGGAATTCTTGGTTGTGGCTCCCCATTCTCTTTTGCATTCTTGACAATACGACGATATTCAACTAGTGCAGCCAAGAATTCCTTATTGTTGACATAGTGTACACTACGCTTTCTTTTTGTCATTACTGCTGTTGTGATCATAATAGTCCTACAAGTATTATATATGGAAATTATGACACAAGAAAAATAATCTGTCAAGGGGGGTTGACAAGGGTTCCAAATGCCTGTAGACTAGCTTTGTCACCGATGAAGATCACTCTAGTAACTAATAATTCTTTAGGTCCTTAATAACCATATAAACCTTAATAAAGAAAATAAAGAATAAAGATCTAGATAGTTTCCGAAGGAAAGTTCCCGAAGGGAACTAGTTAATGACATTAACTAGCTTAAGAATTTTATTTCGTTCTCTTCGAGAACTTGTCTTCGACAACTACTTACCTTTAAATATTTTTTCTAATATCTTTTTTGCTTCTTCTATATTTGATACATATCCCATTTCTTTTGTTAACTCAAAATGATTTAATCCAAACTCTAACTCATCCTGTTTTTTCTGCTTGACAAACTTTTTGTGGACTGATATAATATCTAAGTCAGTTGTCTCGGTCATAGTTAAGATGTTATCCATCTTGATTATAAACATATCTTCCTTTGTCGTTTTCATCCATGGCTCTACCTTATAAGCAAATCCATATCTGGTTTTTACTTCTGTGATTATTATTGGATCAGAAAGTAATAACATCAGTTCTTCCTCCTCACAAGGAGCTACCTTAGCGAATATCTCTTCTCCATTAATAAATTTTATACTAGCATAGAAGTCTTCTTCCATCATTTACTTAAATTTACTGGTATAATCTCATAGTTAAATTCTTCTTCATTATATGTTTTTATTCTTTCCATAAAATGATTTAAGGTATAGTTTTTTCTATTTTTATAAGTACAATCATCAGAGATGTCGTATAAGACTGCTTTATCTTTGTTACTTCCTTTTCTCAGTACTCGCCCAATACTTTGTAAGTTTCTTATCCTCGATTTACTTGGAGAAGCAAATATTACATTGTGCAAATTCTTGATTGATATTCCTGTACTGAATACACCATAACTAGCAACTATGATCGCATTAGATTCTCTTTCGGTTATTTCTCTAATTGCTTCCCTTTCTTCGACATTGACTCCACCATGAACAAAAAAGACTTTTCTATCTTTTTCGCTATCACTATTTATTAAATCATATAATAACTGACCATGAGTTTCTACCCTAGCAAATAATACTAATGTGTTTCCTTTAAGATCTAAAGCTAAATTTTTGATGAATTTGTTTCTTCTTTCATTTGATATTAGAAATTGAATCTCTTCTTCATATTGTTCAAACTGTTGTGGAGAATGTTTTAATACTAAACAGTGTATGTCTAGTTGAGATGCTCTTCCCTTTTCGATCATCTCCTTGGTATTGATTGTTTTATATGTTGGACCAAACAATCCAGAAATCACCCATTCATGAGTCTGAGAGTCTTTTCCGCCATTTGATAGTGTACCTGTAAATCCAAATCTATATTTTGCATGGTGACACTTTTTCATAATGTCAATCAATGATTTGGACTTTGCCTGATGAGCTTCGTCTACTATCACACAATCAAATTCTCCAAAAAATGATTTGTTCATCTTGAAAATTGCCTGCCAAGTTGATAAAGTTACAGGAAGATCAGTATTTTTTTCTCTTCCAGAATAAATCATATGACAATGTTCCTCTGGACTCCAACCATATTCATAAAAGTCTTTATGCATCTGATGAATCAAAGAAGTTGTTGGGAAAACAATTAAAGTTTTTAGTCCTTTATTTGTATAATATCTTGCCAGGGCATAAATGATTAAAGATTTCCCGGATGCAGTTGGAGATATGATAGTTTTTCTATTGTATTTTAGGCATTCATAAACAGCATTAATTTGGTAGTCATAAGGCTCATAAGAACATATTGCTCCCATGTAACCTTTTACTCCTTCTAGTGAAATTTCCTCATTAATTTCAAATGGTAATCCATAATACTTATTTTCTTCAAATTCATAAGTATATCCGTAAGATTTTATTTTTGCAATTACTTTATCAAGAAGACCGGCATAAATTTCTCCAGTAGAAACCGAAAGTAAATGAATCGTGCCATCCCATCCAGTTGATCTGAATTGGGGCATGAATTTTGCACTTTCTACCTGGAAGGAAAAATGTGGTTGAAGTTCATATAAAATATGAGGTTCGCATTGTAGTTTAATGAAGACTTCGTTTTTCTTAATAATTTTAATATCAGCCATATCCAGAAATATATTTTTGGTACTCTAAACTATTTTTTATCTGAAAAGATCTATTGTGAATCATTTTGAGTATGTCACTAAGATAATCCAAAATAGTATCATAATATTCTATTTTTAATGATGCTTTGGAGATATCTTCGTCTGCATTCATGCAATTCTGAAGATGTTCTTTGTCTCTTATTTTTTTCTGATATACATCTTTATATTCCTCCGGGTCTGCTTTCCCAGTGTAATATTCATATTTTTTCAGTCTTATTTTATTTTTTTCGTCTTGTGCTTTCTTTTTTAATAATAAAGTGTTATTAAATATTTCGTAGTATTTTGAATGTAGTTGTGGAATCTTTAGTGATTCCATATGTAAATTGTCAGGATCTATATAAGAATCTTCTTTCCATTGCTTTTGTAACTCATTGATATCCATAAAGTGGGTTTCCTTTGTTGTCAGTGATTTCATAGTAAGTATACTTAAACTTTACCTCTGCTGTAAAGTATTCTGCATCATTGTCTGTTGCATCAAATAATAATGTAGTCAGATCATAGGGGAATAAATCATAAAATTTTACCTGAAAATTAAACCTTTGATTACTAGTTAAGATCTGTAATGTTCCATCTGAGTATAAATTTAACTCAGAATTTATGTTTGTTTTTACATACTTCTCTTGTTCTTGTAGTGTATATATTTGATTTAATGATTCTGGATACCCAAGACCTCTAATCCAATTTTGGATTTCCATATAATTTTCTAGACTTTCATCTACCATAAATCGTAAGTTAAAGTCTTCGAACTTTATTTTATCTCCTGGCTGTGGAATATCTTTGAGATATGTTGGTTGATTTGCTATTCCAAGAGACAATGAAGGAATATTAGCAGTATTAGTAAAAAAAGCTACCTTCGGAGATCTTGTGATGGTAAACTTAAATTGTGTCGGAGACAGAAAGTTTCTATTCTGTATCTGATTGCTGAATGCGTTTCCAACCATTTTTTTCTATTATTTAGCTGACTTGTCAAATTGCCATAGATATGATAAGATACTCTATGCTTGGCTGGAACTTATGGAACTCAAGGACATTATTGAAAACAACTGGGGAAAGAATGAGTTTATGTCTTTGTCTTTGAATAAGGACTTCAGAGATTCTATAATAAAACATACATCTTTTCTGGACAAATATTATCAAAAAATTCCACTCAGAATTAGATCTTATGTTATTTTAAATAACTTAACCGAATTTACTCTACCAAAGTGCTCCTGTGGAAAACCATCTGCACTGGACATCACCTATCCGATCAATGGATTCCGAACTTATTGTGGCTCGGAATGTTCCAGAAAAAATAAAACGATAGAAAAAGAAGCACTAGAAAAACTCAAAGACAAAGATTGGCTTTATGATCAAAGAATTACCAATCAAAAATCGATAGAGTTAATCGGCAAAGAACTTGGTGTTTCTCATATTCCGGTACAAAAGTGGATTAGACATCATGGACTGGATGATATGTTTGATGGAAGAATGCGAAATACCTTGGCAAATGATATTCTTCAGGACAAGGAAAAACTACAGGAATATTATGATTCTGGACTCACTTGTGAGGAAATTGCGAATCAATTGTCAAGTTCTAGAGCAACAGTATCAAGATGGATTAATTACCATAACATAGATATAAGACCTTCGAATTCTTACCCGAGAAAAATTCAAAGAGTTAGCAAAGAAGAAAATGATCTGTTAGACTACATTAAGTCTATTTGCGATTTTAACATTGAGAATTCAAATAGAACCATATTAAATGGCCAAGAATTAGACATCTATATCCCAGAAAAAAACATTGCATTTGAATATAATGGCCTATATTCACATTCTTATAAACCTTGGGAATCAAAAGAATCTCTCATTAAAGGAAAAAATTATCATTTAAACAAAACATTAAAATGCGAACAGCAGGGAATACAATTAATTCATTTATTCAGTGATGAATGGTTATTAAAAAAAGATATAGTAAAATCACTTATTGGAAGCAAACTAGAATACAATAATAAAATTTACGCAAGAAAATGTGAGGTTGTAGAGATTGATACTCATATGAAAAATATTTTTCTCAACCAATGTCATGTGCAGGGAGAAGATAAGAGTAAGGTAAAACTTGGTTTGGTATATGATGGAGAACTGATTTCTGTCATGACTTTTTGTAAAGCAAGATTCAATAAAGATTATGAGTGGGAATTATCTAGATTTTGTACCAAATTGAAATACAATGTTGTTGGGGGATTTTCTAAATTGCTTTCTTATTTTAGAAGTAATTATTCTGGGTCTATTGTATCTTATGCTGACAGAAGATATTCTGATGGTGGTGTTTATAGTAAGAACGGATTTCAATTGTTACATGTAAATTCGCCTTCTTATTATTATGTCGATAAAAATTATCTAGAAAGGCATAATAGAATGAAATTTCAGAAAAAATATATTGGTGCTTATGATTGCACAGAATATGAAAAAGCCAGAGAGATGGGATTCAATAAGATATTTGATTGTGGCACTCTTGCTTATGGGTTGACATAAAAAAAGGAGAGGTTTCCCTCTCCTAAATAAGCAATTTTGTATAAATGCTCACATTAAATTCGAAATCGCCACACGACGGTAGTAGCGGTTGCTGTTGATTTGTAGACGACCAAGACCTTTATCTAGACCTTCGGCAAATGGATTCGCTACTAGACCGTAACGAGTCTTAAAGCCGATTTTTGGCTGGAAGGTATTCTCGCCAACGGCACGAACCATTTGTAGTGGAATGTATGGACAGTAGAACAATCCACAATCATAAGGAGAAGTGCCCTTATAACCTACAACATAATACTGACCACCATTAGCACCAGGATTGGTACCACCAGAATAAGGATCGATATATACACGATACTTACCCATAAGAACACCAGCAAAGGTGTTGCCAGTATCGTCTACATTTAGGTTAGCATTTAGAGCTGGGGTGTAATCGAGTACGCCTGCCATGGTTAGAGCAGAAGCAACATCAGAAGAGCACATGATCACATTGCCCTTGCCACGACGAGTTCTGATAGCGATTGCGTTTGCGTCACGCTCGATCTGGAATAGTAGACCCTTGAACTTCTCTACGCTCCAACGACCGTTAGAGTCAACATCGAGGTCAAATACACCAGCGGTAGCTACATTATTAGCAGCACCTTGCTCAGCAACTTTATAGATTGTACGAATAA